CTTTAAACCTCCATTTTCCGGCCCTTTCTGGGTCAATCACTGGACGAAACCGATGGCGAGGAAGTCACTGGCGGCCCTGACTGTGGTCGCGAAGACGAAGATCGACGGGCGCCCTCGCGCGCCAGCTGACCTGTCGAAGGAACAGGCGCGCATCTGGGAGCGCGTCGTTGGCAGCGAGCCTGCTGACCTGTTCGCGACAGAGGCCACGCGCCAGCTGCTGAAGGATTACTGCAGGCGGCTGACTGCGCTCGATTACTTCACGAAGCAGATCGACACGCACATCGCACTGGCCAGCCTGCCACCAGACAAGCGCCCTGAAGGCTGCGAGCTGCTGTCACTGCGCGCAATGGACAAGCTGATGCTGATCAGGAGCAGGGAGACAGCTGGCGTGATCGACATCGCGACGAAGCTGCGCCTGACCAATCAGGCTCGCTACAGCGCGAAGGCGATGGGGGTCGCAGGACGCAAGGCAGCGAACGTCGATCCTGCTGACCAGGCGAAGCCGTGGCATCCCGCAGCCTGACGCGAGCGCAACGCAACATCAGATGGATCGAGGCCTTCTGCGTTGTTCCAGAGGGCAAGGATCGAGGCCAGCCAGTGCGTCTGCGACGCTGGCAGAAGCGCGACCTGAAGAAGATTTACGACAATCCAGCGATCACTCGCACAGCGATCCTGTCGTTCGCGAAGAAGAACGGGAAGAGTTCGCTGGCTGCGATGCTGCTGCTGCTCCATCTCGCAGGCCCTGAAGCGCAGGCGAACTCGCAGCTGCTGTCGACAGCGCAGTCGCGTGATCAGGCTGCTGTGCTGTTCGCGCTGGCAGCGAAGATCGTCAGGATGTCGCCACGCCTGAACGCAGTGCTGGTGATCAGGGAGACAGTGAAGCAGATATTCTGTCCTGATCTGGGGACGCTCTACAAAGCCCTCTCCAGCGAGGTCACGACAGCGCATGGTCACTCGCCAATCTTCGCAGTTCATGACGAGCTGGGGCAGGTGCGAGGGCCAGTCTCTGAACTCTACACAGCCATCGACGATGCGATGGGCGCGCATGAAGCGCCACTGTCGATCATCATCTCGACGCAGGCACCGACTGACGCTGATCTGCTGTCGAAGCTGATCGACGATGCGCTGACTGGTCGCGATCCTTCCATCGTCGTCAGCCTCTACACAGCTGACGAGCTGATCGACCCTTTCAGCATGAAGGCCCTGCGACAGGCGAACCCTGCGCTGGGCGACTTCCTCAACGCGAACGAGGTCAGGAAGCAGGCAGCCAACGCCAAGGCGCTGCCATCGCAAGAGACGCTGTTCAGGAACTATAGCCTGAACCAGAGGGTCGACAGGTCGACGCCTTTCATCCCTAAGTCAGTCTGGCAGCGCAGTGGCGCGCAGCCTGCTGCAGACTGGTCGAAGGTCGAGGTCTTCTCTGGCCTCGATCTCGCTTCGACGAACGATCTGACAGCGCACGTCGCCATCGCGCAGGCAGAGGCTGGCCTGTGGGACGTGAAGCCCACGTTCTGGCTTCCAGGCGCGAACCTTCGCGAGAAGTCGCGCGCTGATCGAGTGCCTTATGATCTGTGGCATGAAGCAGGGCTGCTCGACACCACGCCGGGACTCTCTGTCGAGTATGAGTATGTTGCGAAGCAGCTCTACGCCTTCGACCAGACGCACAACTGGAAACGCTGTGCCTTCGACAGATGGGCGATGAAATATCTGCGTCCGTGGCTGGTGAAGGCAGGCTTCACAGAGGCTCGCATCGACGAGCTGTTCGTCGAGTTCGGTCAAGGCTTCAGGAGCATGACGCCAGCCCTGCGCGACACAGAGGCTGTGCTGCTCGAAGGCAAGGCGCGTCACGCCAATCATCCAGTGCTGACGATGTGCGCTGCGAACGCTGTCGTCACCACTGACCCTGCAGGAGGGCGCAAATTGAACAAGGCGAAAAGCGCAGGGCGCATCGACGGTCTGGTGGCGATGGCGATGGCCTTTGGCGTCGCTCCAATCGACGCTGATCCGCCGCTCGACATTGATGCGTGGATCAAGGCAGTGGCAGCGTGAACAGGCCAGCCAGCGTCGCGCAATATGTGGGCGCTGTCCTGCGCGCGCTAGGAACGCTGCCAGCTGCCAGCAGGAAGGAGATCGTGCCTATAGGCAGCGACATCCCTGACCTGTTCGCCTCGCGTCAGGATGGCGTGAACTTCAGAACTAATCAGGTCACGCTGGCAGAGTATCAGGATCATCACGCGACAGGCACTGCAGCAGCCCTGTCGCTGTCAGCAGTGTGGGCCTGCGTGAACCTGCTGTCAGGCACCATCGCGAGCCTGCCACTGATGGTCTACATCATGCAGGCTGGCAGGCGCGTCGTCGCTGATCAGCATCCCCTCTATTATCGCCTGCACGACAGGCCAAACCACGATCAGACTGCGCTCGACTTCTGGGACTTCGTTTCAGCCACCATCGAGCTGCGTGGCAATGGTTACAGCGAGATAATTCGCGCGCCTGGAAACGTGATCACGCTCGATGTCCCCATCGCGCCAGAGTTCGTGCAGGTGAAGCGAACAGCGACTGGCGAGCTGGAGTACACAGTCACGCGCGATGGCGAGACGCGCAGGATTCCACAGGACAGGATGCTGCACATCAGGGGCTTTGGCGGCCATCCCCTAGGAGGCCTGTCGACGCTGGCCTTCGCGCGTCGCACGTTCGCATCTGCGCTGGCTGTCGATGGCGCGAGCAGGTCGACGTTCAGCAATGGCATCAGGACGCAGGGCGCGTTCGTCAGCGAACACGCGCTGACGAAGGAGCAGATGGCTGAAGTCGATGAAACGATTCAGGAAAAATATGCAGGAGCGATTAACGCAGGACGCCCGCTGATCCTCAATGCTGGCATGAAATATCAGGCGATCACGATGAACCCTGAAGACGCGCAGATGCTCGAATCTCGCGCCTTCTCTGTCGAAGAGATTTGCCGCTTCTTCGGCGTCCCTCCTTTCATGATTGGCCACACGCAGAAGTCGACCAGCTGGGGGACAGGTCTGGAGCAGCAGACGCTAGGCTTCCAGAAGTTCACGCTGCGACGTCGCCTGAAGAGGATCGAGATGGCGCTGGAGCAGCAGCTGCTGACGCCAGAGGATCGCATCAGGGGAGTCACCATCGAGTTCAATCTGGATGGTCTTCTGCGTGGCGACAGCGCCAGTCGCGCTGCCTCGTACAGCTCTGGAATCAGGAACGGATATTACACCATCAATGAAGTGCGAGAGTGGGAGAACCTGCCACCAGTCGAAGGTGGCGATGTCGCGCGAGTGCAGATGCAGAACACGCCTGTCGACCAGCCTCCAGCTGCTCCAGCTCCATCAGCTGCATCACCTGCAAAGGACGACGAAGATGACGATGCTGCATAAAGACTTCGGCCTCGACGTGAAGGCGCTCGACGCTGATGGCGAAGGCGTGATCGAAGGCTATGCGTCAGTCTTCGGCGGCGCGCCTGATCTGGTTGGCGACATCATGGCGAAGGGCTGCTTCGCAGCCACCATCGAGCAGCATGAAAAGGCAGGCACGATGCCGCTGATGCTGTGGGGCCATGATGGATCGCAGCCACCGATCGGCAGCTGGCTGGAGATGGCAGAGGATCGCAAGGGCCTATTCGTGAAGGGCCAGATTGATCTCGAAGACCCGATGGGCCTGCGCGTTCATCGCGCGCTGAAGAACAAGCGCATGAAGGGTCTGTCGATTGGTTACGAAACGAAGAAGAGCGCGCCTGATGCCAAGCGTCCAGGCGTTCGCATTTTGACTGAAGTCGACCTGTGGGAAGTGTCGCCTGTGAACTTTCCAGCGCAGACGCGCGCAGCTGTCGAAGCGGTCAAGTCATTTGCTGCAGCTGGCGCTCTGCCATCGCTGCCAGAGTTCGAGGAGTTCCTGCGCGAGGCAGGCTTCGCGAAAAGTGTGGCCTGCGCCATCAGTGGCAAGGGCCTCGCATCCCTGCTTCGGAGTGAGTCTGACAGGGCCAGCGAGCGCCAGAAGTTCCTGCGCGCTCTGAAGGGCTAACGCCCAAACTTCGAACGACAAGGAATCCATCATGAACAAGCTGACCTTGCGGGCCAGCGCCTCGGCGCTTGGCCCGATGACTGCGGCTGAGTGTGCGACTGGTCGCTATATGCGCGCGCCTGATCATCAGGCCTCTGATGGTGCTGATGATGACAAGTCAGTCGAGCAGCTGGCGAAGGAAGTGAAGGCTGACTTCGACAAGCGCCTCGACGAGCTGAAGGCCATCGCTGAAGCTGCCACGCAGAAGGCAGAGAAGGCGCAGACCCTCACCGAGGAAGAGAAGGCGCGCGCTGACGATGCGCTGACGCAGTTCAACATCGTTCGCGCTCGTCTCGATGAAGTCGAGCAGAAGGTCGCGCGTCGCGGCGTCGAGCAGCATGGAACGCCACAGACTCCCGGCTATCAGTTCATCGAGAACGAAGACGTGAAGGCCTTCTGCGCCAACCCGCAGGCAGGCAGGCGCGTCGGCGTCGAGGTGAAGGCTGTCATCAGTGGCGACATCACTGACACGACAGGCGCAGCTGGCGATCTCGTCGTGCCGCAGCGCGCTGGCATCGTCTCGCCTCCAGAGCGCAGGATGACAGTGCGTGATCTGATCACGCCTGGACGCACGAACAGCAGCTCGATCCAGTACCCGCTGGAGACGCTGTACACGAACGCTGCAGCGACTGTCGCAGAGACTGGTCTGGTGACGAAGCCTCAGAGCGATCTGAAGTTCGACATCAGGACAGCAGCTGTGACGACCATCGCGCACTGGGTGCTGGCAACTCGTCAGATTCTCGACGATGCGCCAATGCTCCAGAGCTACATCGACGGGCGTCTTCGCTATGGCCTGATGTACGCTGAAGAGCTGCAGCTGCTGCATGGTGATGGAACAGGCACGAACCTGAACGGCATCTATACGCAGGCCGCTGCGATGACCGATCCGGGCATCCTGCCATTGCCGCAGAAGCTCGATGTGCTGCGCTTCGCTTCGCTGCAGGCAGCCCTCGCTGAATATCCTGCGACTGGCTATGTGCTGCACCCCACAGACTGGGCTGGCATCGAGCTGACGAAGGACAGTCAGGGTCGCTACATCAT